CTAATAATGGGGAAAGCCACAAAGTGATAGGCAAAAGCCAGAGAGCAAACCCAGCCGACACTAGGGCGCCAACCAGAAACAAATAGACTCCTATGTTGGGCCTCGACTTCATTTATCTTAGTTTGTAATTCTATTATCTCTTTAGGATCAAGCTCTTTTCCTTTTATTGCTTCCCTTATTTCCCAAGCCAAACCACCCAGAGCTGACTTATCTTTGTTTCTACCTCCTAATAAACTTAATAAAGCTTTAATCATTTTTATCTATTATAATTGTAGATCCGCTTGTGTTGCTAATAGAGCCAAATGACATCTTTGTCTTTATTGGGATCGTCATCAACATGGATGAAAACCTCATGGATTCCAATTCTAGTGAGCCCAGCTCTGAGCAGCGACTGGACAATAATGAATCTAGCTCTGGATCCAAGGTATTTAATATCTGCTGCACACGCTCCTCCCTCGGTTGTGGTGAGGTGAGAGCTTTGTGGCTTTCCACCGACTTTTGCGTTATGTTCTGGCGTTCTTGCTCCAGAGTTGATTGAGAATGGTAGACTGGCATAATGCCTAGCCAAATCAAGTTTATTGAGAAAATCACTAGACATATATTCAGCGCCACTGCCTTTCTGGTCTGGACTATCAAATTCATCAAGTTTAAAATATTTTAGTTTATCCATTACATTTACATTTTTTCAATTCATCACTCTTTAAGGTTTTGACTAACAAAAGTCTGTCGATCATATCGTCTTGAACTTTTATTAACATTCCTTCGAGTTGATCCTTTTGATCTACCAAAGTGTCTACCTTCATTTTTAAGGCGCCTATTTCTTTTTTAGCTGCCTCTAGATCGTCTGGATTCCTTCCAGTGATGCTAGATATAACCATCGCAATAGATGCGGCTATCATCCCTATCAAAGTATTAACGATCTGAGCATTTTCTGTAGGTATTTGATACCTTGTTAAAAAAAATAATATTACAATCACTAAAAAAAATACCAGTAGACTTCCAGCGAAGTGTCTGATATCTTTAGCGACTCCATTAGTAGGCATTTTCATTTTTTTAGGGCTTTTATTATATTAACGACTGTAAAAATTAGGGTACTTAATAAAACTAATGACTGTAAAAATGGATTGATTTCGCTCACGCTAACCGCTAGAGCTGACAAATTCAGCCCATAGATTCCGAAAATTTTCATATCATCCATTATTTTATTTTATAAAAAAGCCAAGCCTTATTATCCCTAGGCTTGCAAATTGTCATTGTTTCATTACCTCTATAATAGCGCAAACTATAACTATCTAAAGTATCTTTTCTAAATATAAAAATCTCATGATCAATTACATCAAGATCTCCTTTTGCTAATACTTTTATAGTGTCATTTTTTATAAACCTTCTAAAAGTATTATTTTCTCTTATAATTACATACTCCCCTTCTTGACTCACCCAAAGACCATACAAATCATTATTCTGAGCGAAAGCAAAGGCGCTAAATAGTAGCAAAATTATTATTTTCATAATTGTTCTATACCTTTTCAATTCTGTTTGAAACTTCTATAATGGCTCGAAAATATGATTTATCCTCAAAGTCATCTTCTAAATATTGTATGTTTTCTATCTCTGTAGTATATACATTAAAACTATCTGAGCTCAAGTCTGGATATCCAGCAGATCTAGTTCTTACTGCATTAATTGCAGCATCTACTATTTGATTAGCTTGTAACTCTCCTCCAGAATCGCCATCAAATCCAGTCACTACTTCTATCCTAGTTTCACATAATAAACTAAAAGAGTCTTTCGTTGTATCGCCTTCCCTTGTTCCTACAGAATAGATTTTAATGTAAGGCTCTGAGGCACTAGATGGAACTCGATTGTAAGCTGGAACAGTAATTGCTCCTACTTCTAAATTGTTGAGCCTTGAGTAGTAAACCTTTCTCAAATGATGTAACGCTTCATTCATCTTTTAATGTCTTTTATTTTTTTTATTAGCCTATCAAGTAAGCTCTGAAATTCTATCCTCATAGCTGGAAAAAAGAAAGGCTTTGCCGCCCTATCTTGAGGAAACTCAACCATTCTAAAGTCTGGGCTCTCTTTAGTTCCCATATTAACTGGGATAGTTCCAGTAAAACCTTTTCCTTTAAACTGGCTGGCATAACTCGCTGGAATACCCAGCTCTCTCATCTCAGATAAATCAACACCTTTTCCGATTCCAAATTCTATATAAGGTGAATGATTAGTTACATTCTCGACATAGGCTTGAGTCCCAGTTTTACCATAGTTTTGACCTTGAATTAATGCGCCTTTAGATTCTTTGAAACCAGCTCCAGAGATAGTCCTCTTCATTCTAGCATCCGCTAAAGCTACAGTTTTTCCAAGCTCAGTACTAAGATCTCGCTCAGATAGCTTTTTTAGCTCACCAATTTTCTTTTGGAGCTTTCTCATGTCGGCGTTATTTATTTTTACACTAGCCAATCTTTGTTGCTCTTATTGTTGTGAAATATTTATGTTCGTTATCAAAAAACTCATTGATTCTATATTCAGTAGAGTCTCCCTCTATTTGTAGAATGTCATCATCTTGAATTGAATCGGCTGTTTTTTTTCTGACTATCAACTGGATATCTACAAACTTTTTTCTTTGAACGTTTTGAGTTTTAATGTCTCCAGAAACGTCTTTTTTATATGCCCAAATTGTTGAGACAGTTGCCTTTGAGGAGGTAGTCCCCCCATAACTGTCAGCTGTTTTGGTTAATCGCTTTACCAGCACCCTAGTATCTAACTTTCCAGCATCCATCAAATAAAGACATTTTTATCACCAGCCAAAAACATTGTCACCGATGTTGGGATCTCATTTACAGCCTCACCAGTTACAAATTCCGCCCTATTATCATAATAGGTAGAAACTAGCTGGAGGATAGCGTGCTCATAATTGCTTCCACTTAATCCGCTTGTTACGTAGGTAATCTTGACCTCTTTTGCTGGCAGTTGATTGAGTTCTATTATCTCATTATCCAATCCTTTAGCTTCATAAGTAGCGGCAGATCCATCAACTGTCACAGATGAAATAGAGGCTGCTGGCGCAAAAGGTAAGTTTACCCTACCACCTAAATAGGGCAGATAAAGAGTTCTGTTTTTCGCCACTATGTCTTTACCTAAATAATTCTC